CCACCCAGGTTTATGGGTGCTATATGGCATGATGCCCCCTGCCGGAGGATTAACAGGGGGAAATTTATTTTGATTGAAACATTTTAATTTTTCATACATTATAACTACTCTTTCCTTTCCCTTTTTATCGCTTTTACCCCTCTCCTAATCGCGTCATTATACGCAGCATTAAGAGTTGTATATTCCCCTTTCTCCCAGAGTCCAACTAGATAATTATCATCGGTTTTTGGAAATCTTAGCGTTCTTTTAACGTTAGTTTTTGCCATCATTTCGACCTCAATTAGCTTACAAAAATAGTACGCTATTATCATATTTAAGCTTTCCGAAAAGTATCGAATGAATTATAATAAAAGTAAGATAAAAAATAGAAATAATAAATCGCCTTCTTAGATAAAAGAATCAGTCAGTAATCGACTGATTAAACTTTTCTGCACTCTTATAAGCGTCCCATATCCCGTAAATCCACACAAGCGGATATGTAACAAACCCAATCAAGACAAACATCAGCAGGGCATTAATAACCTGAACAATCATCAAGAGGACACCTTTTAAAATATCCCCATTGTAGATCTGTCCAAGCCCAGCAAAAAAGAAGGATGCAACGGCTGCAAGCCCAGGGTTCTTTTTAGGTTGCATTATGTAGTCACTCATGTAGTCACTCCTTTCTTAATTACAAACTCAACGAATCCAGGTGAGAGCCTGTACTTTGCTCCCACATCGTGAACAATCTTATCCTGGTCTACTCTCTTCTGACGCATCGATTCAATCTCATCGAAGAGGCTAGGCGGGATAAGGCGATACTCACAAATGTCTTTTCTATGCCCCCAGACATTACCCTCAAGAACTGCTACATTCTGCATTTTCAGAAACATCATAATAGACTGTGATAACGTCCTCTTGTAAGATATTGGAAGCTGTATCGCTTCAATCTTCGGGCAGGCTTCCACGATGCGGAATATGTCTTTATTTGACGGTCTGAAAGCGATATGTACGATGCGCTCGGTTGGATGCAGTTCGGGAATGTCTTCACGGTGGGAGATGATTCTTATTTTTATGTTATTGGCTCCTTATTTTTTTAGTATGTGATTATTAGCACATTCACTATATAAATTATTACATATTTAAATAATTTATTTTATATGAGTTAGTTAAGTATGTTTAACATTGTAGCCATAAACTATATATATGATTGGCTACTAGTATATACTACCGGTACGTAGGACGGTTGACACAAATGCCTTTCAGCTACAAAGAATGGTTAGAAAATTTCCTTTTCCCTGCACTCAAGCGGCAGGGAATAAACGCACAGCTCGCAGAAGACGGGGCAATTATCTGTGAAAAGAATGGATACAAGCAGGTAACACCGAAAGAAGCAGCATACACAAAATACGAAGAGTATCTTAGCAAATATCCGGAGTGACATAACATGCCCAAAACTACTATCAGACCTGTAACCCCTGTCACTGAAACAGTGGCAGACATACTCATTTTGGGAAACTATGTGAAAATAACATTTTTTGAGAAAGATTCTGATTTCAAGGATCTAATAAAATCACATGGTTTCAGATGGGGCGGCGAAGGATGGAAACGCAAATGTAATAAATTTACAGGCTCCCCGCTTGATCGAGCAACCGAAATATCTATCAAACTATTGAAAGCAGGATATATTGTCTGCATCGTTGACGACTCCCTCAAAGAGAAGGTACTTAATAAAGAGTACGAACCCGAGCAAAAACGCTGGATAGCTAAGAGATCAGAGGGTAAATTCAAAGACTGGTTTTCCATTTCATGGGAATATGGAAATGAAGAATTATACCAGGCAGCTAGAGCAATTGCAGGAAGTAAATGGTCTAGTCCTAACGTTGTAATACCTTCATACCAATACGAGGCGATTCTAGACCTTGTAGATAAGTTTGATTTCAAACTATCCGAAGGAGCAATTGAGCTCATAGCTGGAGCAAAGAAAGCCAGAGAAGAGGCTCTCGTTGTAGATATGAGCGAAGTAGAATTACCTACATCAGAACAAGCAAAGGAAAATGAAACAGAGGATGGTATCCATGCAAGCCTTCGAGACGATGACTGAATTAATGCCCTGGCAGGAGGCAGCAGTCAATAAACTGAAACCCACTAGAGTAGGTGGGCTTTTTATGGAAATGGGTACTGGAAAGACCCGTACAGCAATCGAAATAATTAAACAACGAGCGCATAAAATTGATAAAGTTGTCTGGTTCTGTCCAGTTTCCCTGAAATCTACTATATTTTTAGAAATTCTTAAACACACTGACGCCAAGGATATCTATGTTTTTGATGAAAAAACAACGTCAAGAAACATACCTAATATGAGATGGTATATAATCGGGATAGAATCAATGTCGTCATCGAACCGTGTAGTTTTTGCAGCTAAAGAATTAATCACGGACAAGACATTTGTAATTCTTGATGAAAGCTCTTATATAAAAGGACATCGGGCAAAACGAACTGAAAGAATAATTCTCATAGCTGAAAAAGCTAAATATCGTTTTGTCCTGACAGGTACGCCGATCAGCCAGGGAGTAGAAGACCTCTTTTCTCAGATGAAGTTTTTATCTCCGCAAATTTTAGGATACCGCTCTTGGTACACTTTCGCAAATAATCACCTGGAATATTCAGAGCGTCACCCTGGCTTAATCGTGCGAACTCACAACACTGAACAGTTAGCCGCGAAGATTGCTCCTTACGTCTATCAGGTCACTAAAGACGAGTGTATGACGTTGCCAGGGAAACACTATCAAACTAAGTATTTTAAGCTCACGCGCGAACAGAGAGATGCTTACGAAGCTGCAAAAAATGAAATACTTCTCCTGATAGACCTCGATGATTTCAAACCATATACAATTTTTAGACTATATAATGTCCTGCAACAGATCGCATCGGGGTTTTGGAATCGAAGAATCTGCAAATATCATATGGGTTTGAGCGAAGAAGACACTTTTAAGTTTCTTACCTTCGAGGATAACCGGCTTCCAGCGCTATTTAATATAATCTCTCAAATTCAAGCCGATGAAAAAGTCATCATCTGGGCTAAATTTCGATATGATGTAGATCGGATAGTATCAGAATTAAGAGAATGTTACGGGCCTGAATCAGTTTCAGTATTTACAGGGTCAACAAAGCAGAAAGATAGACAGGCAGAAGTTGAAAAATTTAGAGGGCATGCTAGATTTTTTATTTCAACTCAGTCATGCGGTGGACATGGCCTTACACTCAACGAGGCTAGGCATGTTATTTTCTTTTCAAATTCCTTCAAATATTCGGAGAGGTTACAGGCTGAAGATAGATGTTATAGGTTCGGCCAGGATCACGAAGTTACATATTATGATATCATCGGACCAGGAATCGATGAAAAGATATGGGAATCCATTTCTCGAAAAGAGAACGTCGCAGACTCTTTTAAGAGAGAAGTGGACGCGGTCAAAGATGAAAAAGCCAAATTAAAGGATTTGGTAAAATTATTATAAGGAGGGAGATGAAGGATGAAGCTGTACTCAAATGAAAACGTGTATCATGCCGCGTGCAGGCGAATGGAATATATCTTTGACAATTTTGAAAAGGTCTGCGTTTCATTCTCGGGAGGCAAGGATTCGGGCATTTCTCTGATGCTTGCACTACAAGAAGCAAAAAAACGTAATCAGAAAATTGGCGTTCTCTTCATTGATCTCGAAGGGCAGTACAAACTTACTATTGAGTATGTTGAGCGCGTACTCAATGACAACGCTGAATTGATTGAACCTTACTGGGTCTGCCTGCCCCTCAACTTAAGGAATGCTGTATCAGTATATCAGCCTTTCTGGTGTTGCTGGGAACCTGGGCATGAAGACAAGTGGATAAGACAAATGCCATCACATCCTGCAGTAATCTCTGATCAATCGTATTTTCCATTCTGGAAGTATAGAATGGAATTTGAAGAGTTTGTACCTGAGTTTGCTAAATGGTATGCTGATGGAGAAAAAACGGCTACAATTGTAGGCATTAGATCAGACGAGAGTCTGAACCGATACAGGACAATAGCATCTAAATCGAAGGAAACTATAGATGGGAATCAATGGACTACCAGGCTATTTCAAGATCAAGATATTTACAATGTATACCCAATCTATGACTGGAAAACAGAGGACATCTGGACTGCATATGGTAAGTTTGGATGGGACTATAACAGGCTCTATGACATGTTTTACAAAGCAGGCGTCCCCCTATCAAATATGAGGATCTGCCAGCCATACGGCGATGATCAGCGAATAGGGCTCAATCTGTTTAGAGTTATCGAGCCTGAAACCTGGGCGAGAGTAGTTAATAGGGTTTCTGGGGCGAATTTTGGCAATATCTACGCTGGAAATAAGATATTAGGGTACAGGAATGTACAGCTTCCAAAGGGGCACACCTGGGAGTCTTATACTAAATTCCTACTAGCGTCACTTCCAGATGAAATGAGACTCAATTATATTGATAGATTTAGAAAGTTCATCAAGCATTGGAAAGAGAAAGGATCTGGCGTACCCGATGAGTTATTACCACTCTTACCAGAAGAGGCCGAAATCAGGCCAGAGCTATCCACTAGAGGCAACAAAAACAAAAGAGTAGTGAGGTACTCATCAATACCAGACACAGTAGACCACGAATTAGAATCTAGACGCGCGGCTCCTACGTGGCGCAGGATGGCCATCTGTATTCTCAAGAATGATTACTTGTGCAAGGGGCTGAGTTTTGCTCAGACTAAGGACCAGTCAGAGAGAATGAAAATGTTAATTGAAAAATATAAGGATATTTGAGGAGTGATTATGTCAGACTTTATAAGCCCAGTTTATGCAGTTCGAGCTATACCAGTTGAAAAAGTGATTGCGAATGATTACAACCCAAATCGTGTCCCGCCACCCGAGATGCGCTTATTAGAGCTCTCAATCTGGGAAGACGGATATACTCAGCCTGTAGTTACCTATTACGACTCTATGAAGGATGTTTATATCGTAGTTGACGGCTTCCATCGTTACTCAATCTTGAAAACGAGTAAACGAATTTACGAGAGAGAAAAAGGACTCCTCCCAGTGGTCGTAATTGACAAGGATATTGGAGAAAGGATGGCTTCTACCATCCGACACAACCGGGCCAGGGGATCTCATGACGTTGACCTGATGAGCAATATAGTTGCAGAGTTGCACCGTATCGGTAAGTCCGATTCTTGGATTGCTAAGAAGCTTGGGATGGATGCAGACGAAGTTCTAAGGCTAAAACAGATAGGAGGGCTTGCAGAGCTTTTTAGAGATGCAGAATTTAGCCAGTCGTGGGATGTAATAGGGGATG